CTGCCACAGTTCCGGCGAGGTGACGGGGCGGGCCGGGAAATAGTCGTTCGATCCAGCCACAACCGCGCCTTGATCGGCCATCTGCTGAAAATCGGATGGAAGATCGAAATAACTTCCCGCCGAAAACGTGAACGGAACAACCGCCTTCGACCATTCGGCGCGGCGGCCGATATCCCTGCCGGCGGCATTCATCAGCGCCGCGATCTGGCGCATCTGGAATGAAGCATCATTGATGTTCGGGCTTTGAACGTCGATGCCGCATTCGGCCAGGACTTCCGGCAGGATATCGGAAATCATATCACGTTACCCGCAACAATCGCATGTTTCTTGCCAAACCGCGCCATGTAGTCGGCATTGGCCTTGGCCTCGATTCTTTGCCGGAAAACCTGATCCGCCACGTCCGCCTTCGCTGCATCCAGCTTGGCCATGAAAGCCTGCTTCATGACGCCATAGATGTAGATTTCGGGATCGGATTCGATCAGCCAGTTTGATCCCGTCAGGGCCAGAGACGGAACCTTGGCGTAGTAATGCAGAACCATGTCCATATCCGGCCATGTCGTGTAAAGCGTGTCGCCCTTGACCGCATATCCCCACCGGCAATTCGGGGGCAGTTGCCAGTAGATCGGGGAAATGGCCCGGTTCAGTTCGATCTGCTGGCCCTCGAAACCGTTGGCCGTCAGGAGCCGCAATTCGTTGAAATCGTCCGGCAGGCGCACCTGCCCGTTCGCATCGGTGGTGATGGTTTCCTGTTCCTCGCTTTCGGCCACCCGCAGAAGCTTGTTGATCTCCACCTCGGCCAGATCGAGATAGAGCTTCGCCCGCATGGCAAGCCCACTGTCCCCCGTCCTGTCGGTCAGTTCGGCAATGAGTTCAGGATAATCCATTGCTCACCTGAAAGTCTTGAATCTGTCGTTTTCGGACAGCCATTTGTCGATATAGCCGCTGTCCATCTGGCTCTGCGCTTCCGCCAGTTCGCGGTGATGAAGAGCCAAAGGGACGCTGGCGATCAGACGCCAATCCCCGTATCTCTCGCCCGCCGTGTCGTTGCGAAGCAGAAGGTTGGCGTCCATCACGTCATCGACCTTGTAATCGGTGCGATAGGTGGTCGTGCCGTCCGGGTTCTGCCGCGACCATGTCTGGCGCTGTCCGAGAAAGTCGCTCTCGAACAGCGTCCAGTCTCCGTCCCTGATGATCACTTTTCGCCGGGAAACGGGTCCGCGCGTTCGGCCTTGCCTTCGGCAATCATCGCCTTGGCGGTGTCGATCGGCGAGCCGCCGCCGAAGCCGATCAGGATGCGCTGGTCCTCCGCCGGCCAGTAGGCATAAAGCAGTTTCACGGGGGTCAGCATTTCCTTGTCAGCCATTCAGGCATACTACAACGGTTGCGGTGACGGCCGGAGTCGTTCCGGCGATGGTTGCCCTGATCCTGAAAATCCGGGGGACAAAGGCGTTGGCCGCGCTGTTCGCGGCCGCCGTGAGGGCCGGTCCGATGGACAGGACCGTGGTCCCCGTGGCGGTCAGGGCCGCCGAGGCCAGAAGCGTGAAATACTTGCCCGACAGCGGGTCTTTCCCTTCGACCGTCACGGTCAGGGATGGGGTGGTGCCGGTGATTGCGGTGATATCGACAACGACCGTCGCGCCACGCGCCGACAGGTTGTCCAGATCGCTGCCATTGACCGAAGCCGAGGCGGCGGCCAGAACCAGCCCGGTGTAACACAGGTTTGCCACGGGTTATCCTTTCATGGGGAGAGGGGCGGGTTTCCCCGCCCCGCCGTCATCAGCTGGAGGCAGTCAGGCCGAACACATCGGCGGTGACCGCGAGGCCCGCCTCGTTCTTCACCTTGAGCGTGTGCTCGCCGATGATGACTCCGGCGTCGGCGTCGGCATTCGTCACCACGTTTTCCGCGTCGGCGATCTTGCGAAGCACCTTCATGCCGAGCATTTCATCATCGAGCAGGAACACGTTGCGCGCCACGCCAGCCGAGGCCGCCATGATCCGGTTCGGGACAACCGCGATCCGCCCGAACGGGCCATCGTAGTAGTCCGCCGTCGCAACGATGGTGCGCTTTCCGGAACTGTCCACCGCCATGCGGAAGCCGGCAACGTTGGCGTCCGACATGAAGGTGACGAACACCGATTTGATATACGGCGACATCACCGCATACTTGACGTTCGCGCCGTTCTGGTATGCGGCCTGCATGGTGGCGTCCAGGAGCGTCTTGGTGAATGCCCGCTGGGTGCCGTTGGTGGCCGCCACCGTCAGCTTGGTGCCGGTGTTGTAGCCGCCGTTCGCGCCGGAAGCCCCGCGCGAGACGTTGGTTGCCAGCCACGAAGGAAGCCCGCCGAACACCCGCGCCGAACCCGCGACAGATGCGGTATTCGAGACGATGGCGAGTTCGGTATCCTTCCTGATCTCGATCCCGCGCTTGAGGCGCGTTTCCTTGATCTGTTCGGCGTTGCCCGCGTTCGCAACCCGGTTCTGGGTCTTGGACACGATCCATTCCTTGCGCATGATCTGCGTGTAGTTGCCCACGCGGGTCACGGGGGTAATGGCGCTGAAGGTGTATTGGTCGCCTTCAGTCTGGACGTTGGCCCCCGGAGCGGCCAGCGTGTCGATTTCCCATTCCGGGAAGATCGAATCCGCCGTTTCCTTGCCAATCAGCGAGTAGATCGGGGTATCTTCGGGAGTGATCCGCGAAACCACATCGGAGAGTTCTTCGCGGTTGCCCTTCGGACCGGATGCGGTCGTGAAGGTGTTGGTGATGATGGCCATTCAGGCACCCTTTGGGAAAGGGCTCGTCAAAAATCGACGTTCATCGCGTCCTTGATCGAGCCTGTTTTGGACAGGCGATGCATGGCTTTTCGATTATCCACGTTGACCGGGACCGCCGCCTTGGGCTTCGCCTCCTTCGGGGTTTCCACCCGGCGGCTGGCGTTCCTGCGGTTTTCCTCTGCCTTGAGGCCAAGCCCGGCCAGATGCACGAGTTTCAGCACCCGATGATCCGCCGTGCTGGCGATCTCATCGTCACTGAACCCAAGGCTCTTGGCGGTGGACTTCACCTGCACGTCGAAAGCAGCGCGCTTTACCGGATCCGCGAGATAGGGCATCGCCCGAATGAGCGATGCGTCTTCGCTGGCCCGGTAGGCCCGTGTTTCGGCGTCGGTGACGGCCTGGCGGTGCGCATCAACCTCTTGCTTGAGTTCGAGAACCCTGCCGAGTTCCTGAAGGGCGTTCGACCGCAGCGCCATCTGTTCGACATATGCGTTCGGGTTGGTTTGCGCCAAATGCAGAGGCGGTTCCGGCGGAACCAGGCTTTGCAGATAGGTCGAAAAGTTCTGAATCGCGGTTTCAACGACCGTGGCTCGCTCGTCAAGCTGGGCCTTGCGGGCTTCGACAGCCTTGCGATCATTCGCCGTTTCGGTCGTCTTGTGCGTGTAATCCCGCTGCCGGAGATAGCCCGCCTTCAATTCCTTGAGGCTGACCTTTTCACCGTCATCAAGCAGGATATCCGCTTCGTCCTCTGATTCCTCGGGGGCCTCTGCGGAACCCTCTTCAGGTTCGCTGTCCGCCTCTTGGGGTTCTTCATCGGGGTCGGTATCGTCGCCGAGTGCGTCCATCGCGGCTTCGAGGGTGTCAATCCGGTGATCCTCTAGACCGCCATGTTCGCCTTGTTCGGGAACAATAGCGCTGGCATCGCCAACCTCTGGGGTTGCGTCCATGTTTTCTCAGCCTTTTTGCTGGTGATTGGCCGTGGTCAGACCACGACACCCGCCGCCGGATTGTTCGAGAGCATTTGCCTCAAATTCTGGCGGACAGATCGGATGGCGCGCACTTCGCCAAGAGCGGTGCGCCGCATTTCGTCGTCGCCCAGACGCGCGCTGATCGCCAGTTCAATGGCGTCGCGCTCCATCCGGTCGAAAATTCCATTCAGCAACTCGTTGTCGAGCAGGTATTTGGCTTCGCCGTTCATGCGACCAACAGCAGAAGCGCTGCCTCGTTATTCATCCTGCGCCGCCTTTCGTCCTTGGCCCGCTTGATCTCGGCCTGTATTGCCCGCGCCTGCCGTTCGATGGCCTTGCGCTTGCCCGCCTCGGCCAGTGACGCCAGCATTCCGGCCAACTTCGGCATGGCGTCAGGCACGTCCGCAGGCGTGAATTCCGCGACGATTTCAGCGGCTACCTGCTGCGGCTCCTCCGCCGCGACAACCTCATCAAGCGCCTCGTCCAGATCGTCCAGGCGCTTGTAGAACAGGCTTTTCCAGCTTGGCGCATCATCGACATGCACCAGTTGGATCGGCGGCAGCGCGGTATCTGCCACCGCACCGGCGGATACACCGCCAAGATCAAGCAGCCCGCTTGAACCAGCAGAAACCTGAACCCCGCCAACGGCAGCGCCCGAGAATGCCAATGTTCCTGGGGCTGTCCCGGAAACGATGACGCTTCCCGCCGCCGTGCCGGTGACGTCGAAACTGCCGCCAGCCGCGACCTGCCGGTCCTCTGGGAAAACAGCAGTGTCAAGGATGGATACGGCCGGGCCTTTCGCGTCAATTCGCGCCGTATCGGCAAGATCAACTCCCCTTACCTTGAAGGGGAATTGCCCAAGATCAGCCATTTGCTATGACAAACTCGATTTCCGGGACGCCGGTCGAAGTGCTGTCCGCAGCCACAGCCACAAACAGCGCAGAATCCTCGAACACCTCCGGCACCATGGTTTCGGTCAGGCCATGCACATCGCCGTCGTTCGCGATCTTCACGCGCCCCGACCAAAGGGGCCGCAGCACGAGGACGTTGAACGTGCCGACCGTGGCCACAGACGCGACAACGCTTTCAATCTTCTGGACGCCAGTATCCCCGGATTGCAGGGGCAATTGGATCATCCTGCCCAAGGTGGGCGCGACCCCGGTTGCCACCGTGCCGGTCGTGCGGGCCGCCACGCCATCCTGATTGGTGTAGGTCACTGCGACAGAAAGGTTGCCGGTGAACGCCGTTACTGCCTCAATCCAGATCTGAGTATCACTGTATGACCCGCCTGGCATTCGGCTCGCATAAGATGGCTGCAATGACAGGGTGACGTTCGAGTTGAACGAATACGCCCCGCCCTTCCAAACACAGTCGAACATTCTCAGACGGGAAGCGACGCTTGACCCAAAATCGACTTGCGCCAGATACCCGGTCGCGCCCCCGCCGAAGGCGCTGATGGTCGGGAAACCGGCGGTATGAGCTGTCGGCACCACGCCAGCGGTGGTTGAAGACCCGGCCAGCGTCCCGGCGCCGGGGTTGCCCGAGATGTCGAACACACTGAACCAGCTTGCGGCGACCGACGTTCTCGTGGTCGTTTTGACCCATCTAATGTATTGCTTAGAGGCCCCTACAAAGGCGCTTGTGCTTGTCAGGGTCATTGCACAGGCTCCACGCCGATCACGTCGCCGTTCTCATCACGCACAACGCGCTTCGGCCCATTCATTTTCCCGACGCTTTCCAGCATTTGCTGCAATGCCCCCACAAGCGCGCCGTGCCTGTCGTCTTCCTTGGAAACCACGCCGCCCTCGGTGTCCCTCGCCCCGAGTTTAAGCAATTCAATCTCGCGCTTCATTTGGAGTTCACGATCTTTCATCGCCATTTCGGCTTGCAGCTTTTCGCGCTCAAACCCGATTTTCTGGGCCTCAAGTTGCGCCTGCACCTGCCCGTCATGCTGCTTGACGGCCAGATCGGCCTGCATCTGCGCCATTTCCCTGTCGCGGGCGACTTCCGCCTTCATCTTTTCGGATTCGGCCTGAATCTGCAACTTGGCCTGATCCAGCTGCGCCTGCACCTGCGCCTTGAACTGCTCGATCTGCATCTGGACCTGACCCTGCGCCTGAATCTTCACCACATCAGGATTGGGCGCGTTCTTTTGCGCGTCGATCTTGGCCTGAACCTCTTGCGGGTCGGGTTTGCTGAAATATGGCATGGCGCTCGGGAAGCCCGCCGTTTCGGTGATCTTTTCCAGCGTGTTGTAAAGCTGTTCCGGCTTTACATACGGGTTATCTGGGCCGATGGCCAAAAGCAGTTCTTTTTGCAGCCCATAGATGACTTGCAGCACCGCCATGTCCCGCTCTTTCGTGCCGCCGCCCAGACCCACGTTGACCGTGCAGTCCATGTCCACATTCCAGGCGCGCGGATCGTATTGCACCCATTCGCCCTTCATCTGGACGGTTCGCGGCCCATCTGCATGGGCAATGACCAGTTTCAAGAGGCCCCGGAAGGCCCGCCGCAGCCCGCCATTGGCGATGGTGCGCACGATCATGTCGGCCTGCGCAATCCCGGCCTCGCTCAGCAGTTGCGCCGCCGTCGCCGATGTATTGCTCAGATCGTCGGCTTGCAGCCCCGCCGACCTGTCGGTAATCCCGGTGAGTTCGCGGGCTTCCTCGTCCATGTAGGCGAGCAAATCCATCGAGTTCTTGGCGAAAAACGGCGGGGCGATCCACTGCACAACCTCCTGCGCCGACCGCCCCGGCTGCAAAAACAGCGGCTGGCCGAATTGCAGGTTGGTGATATCCTCGGGGTTCTGGATGGCCCCCCGGTCAATCACCGGCCGACCGGCGTTTTGCGCATAGACGTTATCGAGGGTCGCCCGCTTCAGCGCGGTCTTGACCCGCATGGTCTGGCGCATGTCCTCGAAAACTGAATGGCCCTCGAACTGGTGCGGGTCACGCTCAAGCACAACCTCGGCATAGGGGGCCTCATCCACAGGCTCCAGCCCCAGAACGATATTGCCGCCCTTTTCCCCGCCGCCCTCGCCGTAGACCATGCGGTATATTTCCGCGATACCGTCATTGTCGGCATCAACCCGGACATAAACCTCATAGACGCAGACAATTTCCAGGGCCTTCTGCGTCTCGGCCTTCCGCGTCGTGTAGTCCTCGCCCATCCGCTCCTTGTCATCGGCGTCCCCGCCGTCATGCGTGCGGATTTGCCAGACC